CCTGGTGACTTCAAGCCTGGAACTTGCACGCAGGGTTTCACGCCTGTGTGGAACTTCTCTGGCAAGCCTAACGACTACTTCAACCGCAAGCAGTCGCCCACGTCTGGTGGCGGCAAGAAGGTGTACTAATCATGGCCAACAACATTGCCTTTCAGCCGATGGGCAAGACATACAAGGCCAATGCAACTACGTCTGTTCAGCAGATACAGGTGGCCTCAGACAGTCCAGTTAACCAGTACATGATTGTGAGTCATGAGCCTACTGGTGCCACTGGTCAGCCTGTGTATGTTCGTATCTCCACCACATCAACAGACAACGTGGCTTTGGTTACAAATGGCTCTCCACAGTATGCGCTGGTAATCCCGCCAGACACGGTGATGATCGTTACGGGGCCACAAGTCAGGCCAAGTGCCAACGTGTTCCTGACATTCATTTCTCAGTCTGGCACACCAGAGGTTTACGTCACGCCAGGTGAAGGCTTGTGAGTCATGCCGGAAGAATCCGTGGAAACCCGTTTGTCGGTTCATGAGGCAATCTGCGCTCAACGCTATCAAGGCATTGAGAACAGGTTGGAGGATGGCAGTAAGCGCATGACGCGCATTGAATACCTGCTGTACATCACTATTGCGGCTGTGCTTCTCGGCCCAGGTGTTGCAGCCATGTTCGTCAAAAAGCTGATCGGGTTATGAATGGAACCGATCACCGGCATCCTTGCGGCAGTCTCTGCTGCTAATTCAGCTTTCACGGTTGTCAAGAAGCTAGTTGCTGCAGGCCGTGAGATTGAAGATGTTGCCGGTCAGATAGGCAAGTGGTACGGGGCATTTGGCGACTTCAACCGCCTAGCCAACGAGAGGGCAAACAAGAAGCCTTCCGTCTTCAAGAGACTCCTCCACGACGGCAGCATTGAGCAGGAAGCCTTGCAGATCACGATGCACAAGCAGGCGCTGATCAAGCAAGAGTACGAGCTGAAGATTCTGATCATTGCTCACTACGGTGAGAACGTTTACAACGAGATGATCATGGAGCGCATCCGTCTCAAGCGGGAGCGTGACAAGCGAGAGCGTGAGCATCATCTGCGACAGCAGGAGTTCATGCTCAATGTGAAGTATGGAGCAGCCATAGCATTCGTAGCCACCGCATTGGTGGCTTTGTTGTATTGGCTCAAAGACACTCTTGTGAGGCCGTAATGCTTTCTCTACTCTCTACCCTTGGTGGCTTGCTGATCAGCGGCCTGCCCAAATTGCTGGACTTCTTCCAAAACAAGGCAGACCAAGCACACGAGCTGCGGATGATGCAGGTGCAGACTGAACGTGAGTTGCAGCTAGCTGCTGCAGGCTTTGCCGCACAGGCAAGGATGGAGGAGATTCGCACTGAGCAGGTGATGCTGGAGACAGATGCCAGGATGACAGAAGCTGCTCTAGCTCATGACCAGAAAGTGCTGGAGAAGGCTAGCCGGTGGGTGGCCAACTATGTTGGCACTGTGCGGCCTACCGTGACTTACATCTTTGTGTTGGAACTCACAGCCATCAACGCCTTCATGGCCTGGTATCTGTGGAACCATCCACAGCTTATTCAGAGCATGGACGACATCATCCAATATGCCGACCTGATCTTTTCTACCGATGAGATGGCAATCCTCGGCGGCATCATCGGCTACTGGTTTGGGTCACGTGGGTGGGCCAAGAAGTGAAGCTGAGCAAGGCAGGCGAAGACCTCATGCATAAGTATGAGGGGTTTAGGAGTAAACCCTACCTTTGTCCTGCCCACATCTGGACGATTGGCTATGGCCATGTCCTGTATCAAGAGCAGATCAGACTGCCCGTGTCCCGCAAAGAGGGTTACACCGGGATGCTTCGCTCTGAGTTCCCGCTGAAGCCGGAGGACAGCCGTGTTTGGACGAAGACAGAGATTGACGAGCTATTCCGCATTGATGTCCAGAACTTTGAACGTGGTGTTCTTCGACTTGTTCCCGGCGTATCTAGCCGTCAAGGCAGCTTTGACGCTCTGGTCAGTTTTGCCTTCAATGCAGGGCTAGGCAACCTGCAGCGCAGCCAGATCAGGATGCGAGCCAACCGAGAAGACTGGGAAGGCGCAGCAGATGCTTTTCGCCAGTGGACTCGTGGAGGTGGCAAAGTCCTGCCGGGTCTGGTAAAACGCAGAGAAGCAGAGATAGCCTTGTTCTTGTCTTAGGAGCGTGGTGATGAGTAAAGACAATCCAAGCCTGAGCGTAGGCCGTGGCGAGAAGTTGCCGGTATCTCAGGGTGCAGGCTTGACAGCCAAGGGCAGAGCCAAGTACAACCGTGAGACAGGCAGCAACCTCAAGGCTCCTGCTCCAAACCCACGCACCGAGAAAGACGCTGCGAGGAAGAAATCCTTTTGTGCCCGTATGGCTGGTGTCGTGCGTAAGAGCAAGAACTCTGAGCGTGCCAAAGCCAGCATGAGGAGATGGAAATGCCGATGACTGCACCTGCCAAGCGTGGCCTGTACTACAACATCAACAAGCGCCGGGAAGCTGGTCTGCCTCCCAAGAGGCCTGGTCAGGAGGGTTACCCCACCCGCCAGGCGTTTATCGACAGCAAGAAGACTGCACGCACTGCGAGATCGCAGAAGCGTTGATTACTGCACCGTAGGCTCGGCAGGAGGCTGCTGAGGTTGTTGTGCTTGCACTTGCTGTGCGAGCTTCTGCAGCAAAGGGAAAGCTCCTGACTGGGTTGGGAGCTGCCCCAATACTTGCAGCAGGAATTGGGCTTCGTTGGGTTCTACGTCTAGTTTCATGTTGCGTCCTTACGGTGCGGGAATAAGGCCACCTTCAAAAAGGTAGCTGCCAAAATGACCGAGTTGCACCCACGGTGCAGCCCAGACATCTATCTTGTTGTCACGAGCGATCTTGCAGAAGGCATAGTCTTCTGACAGAAGACGGTTGCTTTCCTTCTCAATCATGACTGGGAAGTATTCGTAGATCAGGTCTTGAGGCTTGACGGTGCCTCCCAGGTCACCCACGTCATTACGGTAGGTCTTGACCTTCTTGCTGAGCTTCTCGAACACCTCGCGTTTGATGAGCATGAAGCCTGTGCCACCGTTCATCACACGCAGAGGCTTGTCCACAGGCACCACCACCTGGCCCTGATAGTCCAGCAGGTTCACCACCATAGAGCCTGTGTAGCGTGCGAGTTCGTTGGCAGGCACACCTTCGTTGGCAGAAGCGTGCACCAGTCCCCAGTTGATCTCCTTCTTGGGATAGATGCCGCAGATGATGTCCTTGTCTGCCATGACCAGAGACACGATGTCGGCAGGATTGAACTTGATGTCAGCGTCTATGAACATCAGGTGAGTGCACTCAGGCCGCTTGGAGAAGGCGTGCACGAGTGCATTCCTGGCTCGCTGGATGAGGCTCTCGTTGAACATGAAAGAGAAGCTCACGTCGATGCCTGCGTTGCGTGCGATGGTTGGCACCTGCAGCATGGACTGGGTGTAGAAGCCTGTGCACATCCCGCCATACATAGGTGTGGCTATGAAGACGTGTGGCTTGATAGGTTCTTTCTTCTTTCTTGGCATGATGATTCCTTATGTGGTTAGGAGTAGCAGACTGTCAGCAACACGGGTCTGCCAGCCATGTCCTAACCAGCCGACTCAGAGTCGGACTGATCCTGCTGACTGGACGCCTGGTTATAGCCATCTTCATAGCCCAGGCGGTAGGCCAGTTCGTAAATCTCTTGCAGGCTCATGGACAGCAGTGTCAGGAGATGTCCTCTATCCTCAGCACATACCGACCCTTGCTGTTCTTGCGCCATCCGTGTACCTCGACTCTGATGCCTGCGTCTCTGACCATCCCTATGGTGTCGGACTCCTGTATCTTTTTGATACGCGCAGCCACACCGGAAGCTGTCACCTGCACAGCCAGAACCTCATTCTTGCGTATAGCTAAGAGGTCACACCATCCCCACAAGTCCTGCCGGATACGGGCATGAGGGTTCCAGTGCTCGACGATAGCGACTCTGTAGCCCTGCTCACGAAGGTAAGCAAGGCTGCGCTGTGTAGGTGACAGACTAGCAGCCATCAGAAAGGCACGTCCTCATCACGATTACGACGGTACTTAGGCTCAACCTCACGAGGCCCAGACGCAGCTGCTTCTTCACGCTTCTTGCGTGCCCAGGTATCTTCGTTAAGAGAGATGAGGTTGTAGCCCTTGCTGGTCTTGCGAATCCAGGCAGAGAGCTTGAGCTTGTCTCCGGCCTTGTAGTCCATCTCAAGCATGACGTAGCCTTTGTACTCCGGATGCTTCTCGGACTGGCGCTCTACTTCGTAGTACATGACGCCACGGCCTGCACGATCTTCATAGTTGCTGTTCATAAGACTTTCCTTTTATCAGGTGGTAACGGGCAAATTCCTTGCCGTTGCTGTTGATGGTTTCGGTAACGATGTTGTGTCCTGCCTTGCGGAACTCTTCTATCCTGGCTGCAAGACGGAAGCACGAGAACTTGTCCAGTGCTTCCACAGCGGTGAGTGTGTTGCCTTGCAGCAGATGGTTCAGGATTAGGTTTCGCTGGGTTCCTCTTGTGGAGGCAGGACTGAGTGGGACTTTGGGTCGATGAATCCTCCTACTTTTGCGATGGCAGACCGCAGCCTGACCAGTGAAGTGGAGTTCATCTTCTTGAGTTGATCTCCGTTGACGATCTTCAAGTCTTCCAACTTGACCTTCTTCTGCTCTTCTGTGAACTTGGCAGAGTTGGAGATACGCCCGATCATGTCTGCGTATCCTTCTATCCAGTCAGCCTCATCTGCGAAGTGAGAGTAAGGTTCTTCCTGGCCAGGGATGAACAGCGGCACAGAGTTGTCAGGAGGCAGCGGGTCTTCTATCGTGACCGTGACCTTGCCGCTTTCCACAACCTCTACCATGCCCATGTCTTTCACATTGGGCGGTTTGGACACTTTGGATGCTTTGGACGAGGGGTCATCCTTGAAGTCCTCAACCTCCTCAGGTGTGTAGACACCCACCACACAACCTGGATAGGTTGTGCGGATACCTTCAGAGATCACACGAGCACGGAGCATGGCGCGTGGATAGTTGCGCCAGTTGTCTTTGCCTGTGAGTCCGATCTTGGTGGCTTGTGCGAATGTCCAGGTGATGGTCACAGTGCCACCTTGTGGGTGTGAGAACTCGCCTGTGACTTCTGCATCCTCGTAGACCTTCCACACCACCTTCCCGCCCGAGGACTGGAACCTAGCGAGCATGGCATCGGCCTTGAGGGCCGGCCTGCCCTGGATGACGTGGTAGTCCCGTGCTGCGATAGCCGGGTGCATACCCTCAGCCTGTGCGATAAGCATCAAAGCTACGCCTTGCTCGGGTGTCTTGATGCCGAACAGACCGCTCTTGGCTACTGCTGTGGCCATGCGCTCTATGTCTGCGACTGGAACGATATTGCTCATGTTGTGAACCTCACTCATTTGATTAGGAAGCGTCTGCTTCCGGGGACTTCAACCTCGAACTGTTTATAGATGTCCGGCATGGAGGTCTTAAACAGCTCTGCGTTGAACTTGATAGACGGCTTGGCAGACTTCCAGGTGGCCAGCACCTTGCCGTCAAAGGTAGACAAGCTATCGTGTGTACCCATGTACTTCTGGATATGCGTCTTGCAAGCCTCTTCCTGAGCCTCTAGCCGCTTGAGTTCACCCTTGATGTAGGACAGCTCGTCACACCAGCCTTCTATAGCCTTGTTGGCTACACGTGTCATGGTTTCTGACACCGGGAACATGGCTTTGAGTTCATCTGTGGACTGAGGGTCAGCCTGTGTGCCTGTCTGTACATGGCCCCACAGGACTGCCATCTTCTGGATTAGCTCGTCCTTCTCGGCATCCTCCACCAGCTTAGGAATGAGGACAAACTCTTGACCACCAAATAGGACAGCCAGATATATCTTGCGGATACCCAGTACGGCTGCCTCGTGGACGAGTTGAGCAGCATCAGCAGCAGGCATGATTCCGCTTTCGTCAAACTTATTACGCACAGCAGCGTTGTAGTTCTTAGCCTCCACAAGAATCGGCTCACCATTTTCTGTGCCTGCGAAGTCGAAGTGAGAGCGGAACCAGTCATGCTTAGGATGTGTGCGGAACTCTTCTATC